AGCGGTGGGAGACGCTGACGGGTAAGCAGGCGGTTCGTGTGCCGTCCAAAAGCTGAGGTGTTAGCCCATGCCTGCTAAAAAAGTGACCATTGAGCAGTACGCGCAGGCGCTACGGGAAACGTTCGGTAATATCAGCATGGCTGCTCGGAAACTTGGCGTAGAACGTCGGGCGGTGCAATACGCCATTGAGCGCCACGCCATCGTCAAAGAGGCACACGACGAAGCGGCTGAGCAGATTACCGACATCGCCGAGGGGCATCTGGTGGCTGCGGTGCGCAAGGGTGAGCTCAAGCAGGTACAGTACTGGTTGGAGAACAAAGCGAGGCATCGCGGATATGGCAGTGTCTACGTCCACAACACGCACTCGGGGCCGAACGGCGGGCCGATCACGCACCACGTCTTCGACCACAATGCCGTCGTTGCCGCGCTTGCGCGAGGATCAGATCCAGATCGTGACCGCACCAGCAACGATTAAATGCGTGGCCATGGGCCGCCGATGGGGAAAAACCTACATGGCTGGCATCTATGCACTCACCGCGGCTGACATGGGCGGCTCCGTTGCCTGGGCCGTACCGATCTACAAAAACGCTCGCTCGCCCTGGAGATTCGCCGAGGCGATGACGGCACCAGTTGCCAACAAGCTGCGTATTAACCGTACCGAGCGCGTGATGGAATTCCCCAGCGGCGGACGTTTGTCGATCTACTCAGCCGATAACGACGTGTCGATCCGTGGTGAAGCGTTCGATCTGGTGATCGTCGACGAGGCGGCGATGGTGCGCGAGGAGACGTACACCGACGTCATCCTGCCCACCCTGGCCGATCGTTCGGGGCGTGTGCTGCTTATCTCCACGCCGAAGGGGCGCAACTGGTTCTGGCGCGAGTGGCAGCGCGGCAAGAGTGGGCAACCTGGGTACGCGTCGTTTCAAGCACCCACGAGTGCGAACCCGATCCCGTCGATCAAGCAGGCTGCTGAGCTGGCACGAGAGCGCGTGAGTAATCGCACGTTTCGCCAGGAGTGGCTGGCCGAGTTCGTGGAGGATGGCGGAGGGGTGTTTCGTGGCGTACGCGCTGCGGCGACCGTCGCACCTGGTACCCAGCGTGTCGATGGTCACACCTACGTGATTGGTGCCGACTGGGGCAGAAGCAACGACTATACCGTCTTCACCGTCATCGACGCGACGGCTCGGCAGGTCGTGGCGGTTGATCGGAGCAACCACGTGGACTACGTGCTCCAGCGTGGACGGCTGAAGAATCTGGTGCAGCAATGGCGAGCGGGGATGGTCGTGGCCGAGGTCAACGCGATGGGTCAACCCATCGTGGAGATGCTGATCCGTGACGGGCTGCCGGTGAAGCCGTTCGTGACGACAAACGCGTCAAAGAGTGTTATCATTGATGCGCTGGCACTCGCCCTGGAACGCGGCGAGCTCCAGCTCCTCCAGTTCGAGCCGTTACTCGACGAGCTCGAAGCGTTCGAGGTTGATCGCACACCCAGCGGCAGCACGCGCTACGGTGCGCCGTCGGGTGGGCATGACGACTGTGTGATGAGCCTGGCCATGGCGTATGATGGACTGGGCCGTACGCGGTTTGCAGGAGTGCGTTAATGGGCATTATCGATCGCGCCAGGTTCGCACTCGCCCGTCTGCTCTACAAGGCAGGCGGATTAGCGATTGTGCCACGGTGGGTGGACACGACGGTTCTCGAACCCTCGTGGCGAGCGCTGAGCCGCGACGGATACCAGCGCAACGCAAGCGTCTTCGCGTGTGTGTCGGTACTCTCGTTTGACATGGCCGAGCCGCCGTTGTGTCTCTACACGCCCCAGGGCGAGATGATCGATCAGGGCCAACTGGCCCGGCTCCTGCGCCGCCCCAACGGTATGATGAGCCAGCGTGAGCTGATGCAGATCGCCACGGTGTACGCGGCAGTCGGTGGCAATGCGTATTTACACATCGTGCGCGACCGACGCGGGCAGCCGATTGAACTCTGGCCGTACCACGCGGGCCAGATGATCCCGATCCCGAACACCGACCCCAACGCGCCCATGTGGATCGAGCGCTACGACTACGATGATGGTACGTCACGGCTCTACCCTGTCCCAGTGCAAGACGTCATTCATCTGCGTTGGCCCTCCGTCGATCTCCAACAGCCCTGGCAGGCACTCCCACCACTCGCCGCGGTGGCCGCCGACGTGGACGCGGGCAACGANNACCCCGCGTGTGGTGTTGACCACGCCCACGGGCGCGTTCTTGAGTGACGAGACCGTGGCCCGCATGAAGGAGCAGTGGAGCGAGCGCTACGGCGGCGACCAGCGCGGGAGCGTGGCCGTCTTGGAGGAGGGTGTCACGCTGCAACGGCTCTCGCTCGATATGAGCGAGATGGCGTTTGAGGCGTTGATGCGCGTGCCGGAGACACACATCGCCGCAGCGTTCAGGATCCCGCCGATCATCGCGGGCATTGGCGCAGGACTGGACGCGTCGACCTACTCGAACTACGCGGAGGCGCGGCAGGCGTACACGCAGCAGACGCTCACCCCGCTCTGGGCCGCGTGGAGCGAGGAGATTGATGCAGCACTCGCACAGCCGGTGGGGCTCAAGATCGCCTACGATCTGCGCCAGGTCGCCGCGATGCGAGAGAACCAGAACGCGCTGAGCGAGCGAACCATCAACCAGTGGACAACCGGCCTGATGACACGCAACGAAGCACGGCGCGTACTCGGCCTCCCCGAAGATCCCGCGGGTGACGTCTACGCCATGCCCGCCAATCTGGTACTGATCCCACAGTCGTTTGACGCTCCTGAGCCACCGGAAGCGCCGGAGATGCCGGAAGAGCCGGACGACGAAGACGAGCCGGAAGCGCCGGACGACAGCCCAGACGACGACGATGAGCCCCAAGAGCCGGAGCAGCGTGCTGCACCGGCTTCGTCGGTCACGCCAGCGCGGGAGTACGTGCCGCCCCAGATCGACGACGTCGCCATGGCGGTCTCTCGTCGGGTGCGTCGGTATCTGAGTGAGCAGTATCGACGTGCTGCGGACGCGCTCCGGGCACTTGAGCCCGAGATGGCAACGCGAGCCCTCGAAGATCAACTTCCACTCGACTTCGGTGAGAACATCGCGGAGATCATGCGGCAATTCTATCCGCTCCTGCTTGAGCGCTCCTGGGACAATGCCGTGACGCAGATTGGCGTTGATCTCGCGTTCGATCTGGAGAACCCGAAGGTGCAGGAGACGCTACACTTGTTGGCGCTTCAGGTGCGTGGCGTCTCGGACACGACACGTGACGAGATCCGCGGCATCGTCGGTCGCATGGCGTCGGAGGGCATCAGCTACCAGACGGCAGCGCAGGAGATCGTCCAGTTGGCCGGTATCCACAGCGTAGCACGCGCTCGCACGATCGCCGTCACCGAGTCGGCCAGGGCATGGACGCAGGGCAGTATCCTGGCGTGGCAGGAGAGCGGGGAAGTGGACAGAATGGAGTGGAGTGCTGAGCCGGACTGCTGCCCGATCTGTCGCACGGTGCAGGGTACGGTGGTGCCGCTGGGTGCGCCATTCCAGGGCCTTATGCCACCGGCACACCCCAACTGTCGGTGTGCCCTACTCCCGGTGCTGACTGATGCCTAGTCGCAGTGAAATTCTCAAGGCGGCTGAAACGCTGCGTCGAGCGGCCAGGCTCCTGGAGCTCCAGGCGCAGCGCGTGCGCGACGAGCAGCACGTGACACACGATCGGGCCATGGTGAACGCACGTGGAATGATTAAGCGCATTGCGAGAGGAGAGAGTCATGCCAATTCCCACACCACAGAGCGGGGATGATCGCATCAGCTTTATGGAGCGCTGCATGGAGGATACGACCATGCAGGTGGAGTATCCCGATCGCACGCAGCGCTTTGCGGTGTGCATGGCTCAGTGGCGCGAGCGACGCGGCACACGCGAGCGTCAGGCGCTGTTGCAGCCCACGAAGTAATGTGCTATAGTTTCGGCAAGCTCCTGACGGCTTGGATCGAACCCCGGAGCGGCAGCGGGTAATCTGCCGCGTCACACACCTACACCGGCTCATTGAGCCCGTCGCCCGCCTGGTACCGTCTGACGCTGCCACGGTGGGCGTTTTGCTGGAGGCGATTATGGCACGTTGGACGGTAGGCGCTGATACGGATCTGCCGATTGGCCCAGACCAACCCTGGGAGGGCGACGCGGCGGCTGGTCGCGTGTTCGAGCGGGCCGGTTTCGGCGGCGACAATCCCGACGTCGCCTATGCACGCCGAGCGTTTTTGACGTACGACGCGGAGCGGCCCGAGCTTCGCGGGAGCTACAAGCTCGGCTTCGCGGACGTGGTCGATGGCGAGTTGATGGCCATGCCCGCGGGCATGCGGGCCGCAGCCTCACGCATCCCGCAGACCGACGTACCCGAAGCGGTGCAGGAGCGGGCACGCCAGGCACTGGATCGCATCGTCGCACGCATGAACAAGACGAGCGCGGTAGCTGCCGAGCGCAAACTGGACGCACCTGCATGGATGCAGGCGAACGCACGGCGCGGCCTAGAGTGGTACGCCGACGGCAAGGCCGGTGACGGCGTGACAGAGCAGACGGTGAACGAAGCGCGAGCGATGGCACGCGGCGACGTGAGTGACGACAAGGCTGGTCGCATGGCCGCATGGTTCGCCAGGCACATGGTGGATCTGGATGCGCCGGCTGCCAACCCCGATCACCCAGACTACCCAAGCCCTGGCGTCGTGGCCCACGCCTTGTGGGGTGGTGGCAGCCGACGCGAGAGCGAACGCGCCATGGCGTGGGCCGAGCGCAACAGCGGCAATGAGGAGCGCCGTGTGAGCCCTGGACGGGAATACAAAAACTCGCTGCTGATGCCAAGCATGATTGAAGAGCGCACCGTGACGGGCATCTTCTCGGTGTTCGGCAACATCGACAGCTACAGTGACGTCATCTTCCCAGGAGCCATGAGCAAAACCATGCGCGAGCGTGGCGACCGTATCCTGCACCTCTGGCAGCACGACATGGAGCAGCCACCCATCGCGGTGATTGAGAGCATCCGCGAGGTGAGCCGCAACCAGCTTCCGGCGGAAACGCTCGTACGCGCTCCTGACGCCACGGGTGGGGCCGAGGTCACCCGGCGCTACCTGGACACGCCCAGGGCAAACGAGGTACTGACCGCCATTCGCGGTGGCTCTCCCCTGGAGATGTCGTTCGCGTTCAACGCGATGGTCTACGACTACCAGGAGCGGGCCGACGCACCACTCGGCGTGGTACGCAACCTGCGGGAGATACGGCTGCTTGAGACGTCAGACGTGCTCTTTGGCGCAAACAGTGCCACGGTCGCACGGCGCAGCCTACCGATTACCACGCTGCTCGAGGCGGTGAAGGTCGCGGTGAAGGCCGGTGCTCGGCACAGCACCCGAGACGTGCAGCTGATTAACAACATTGCCGAGGCGGCGCTCGAACTTGGTGCTACCAACGTGATGCTCAAAACGGACGCGACAACCGATGTCACGACGCAGGAATGGGCCGCCGAACTGGCACCCAAGATGGAGGGTCGGCATCGTCTGGAATATCGACAACGTGCAGCAGCAGCGGCCCTCGCCCTGCTGCGTGGAGGAACGAAATGAACGAGGCACAGCGTCTCTACAACGAGGCAACGGAGATCTACGGGCAGATCAAGAGCATCCTTGATCTGGAGAGTGTCAACGCAGAGCAGGAGGCCAAGCTTGACACCCTGTTCGCAGCGTTCGACGCGAAGACGGCTGAGGCGAAGAAGGCGGAGCAGCGCAACGAGAAGGCTGCCGAGCTTCGCGCTCGCATGGAGGGCATGGCTGAGCCCAGCAATCGCCTAGGCACCCCGCGCCAGAGTATGCAGGCCGACGCCAACGCGGAGACCCGTGCCTACAACGCGTATGTCAAGGCGATCAGCAACGGTACGCGCTCGCTGAGTGCAGCCGAGCTCAAGGATTTGAGCGCAACCACCGACGCTGAGGGCGGCTATCTGGTAGCGCCTGCAAGCGTACTGAACCAGTTCATCAAGTTTGTTGACGACGAGGTGGCGATCCGTCGCCTTGCCACCGTGTGGCCCCTGGACGTGGGTACCGAGCTGGTCGCACCCTCCTGGGACGTCGATCCGAGTGACGCGGACTGGACAGCCGAGGTACAGAGCATCAGCCGCGACACCGCCGCTCGCACCGGGCAGCGCTCGCTCAAGCCGAACATGCTCGCCAAAGAGCTCCTCTTGTCCCGGCGTCTAATCAATCAGAGCCGCATCAACATCGAGCAGGTAATCCGCGACCGTCTCGCCTACAAGACGGCGATCGCCGAGGAGAAGGCGTTCATGACGGGGAACGGCGCACAGCAGCCGCTCGGCCTGTTCACGGCGTCGGCCCAGGGCATCACCACGGCTCGTGACGTGACGGCATCCGCTGCCACCTCGTTCACCGCTGACAACATCCTGGACACCAAGCACTCGCTCAAGGCGGCCTACTGGGGACGTCCTGGCACCCGCTGGATCTACCATCGCGACACCGTGGCACGCATCCGCAAGCTCAAGGATGGAAACGGTAACTACCTGTGGGCGCCTGGCCTTGGCCCTGGTGGTGGCATGACCGGCGGTCTGCCGAACACCATTGTCGAGGTTCCGTACCTGGTCAGCGAGTACG